GTTCACAAGCTCCCGACTGCGAGGAGAAACACGCGATCGACGCGCTCAGATACGGCGCCGTTGAGATGATGGGCCGAAGGGCTTACAATCCCACAAGCATAAAGATCCACTAAAGGGGAGAACATGGTTCGAAAAATCGGGCACACGAAAGCAAGCTTCAACGGCGCGATCTTCGCGAAAGGCCGCGGGGGTAAATTTTGGGGCTGGGCATCGAATGGCCGCGCGAAGGCGATCGTCGAGCTCGGCGAAGCCGTGTGGGCCGCGGAGAACGGGCCGATCCCCTCGGGCTCGAAGCTTGTCTATCTCGACGGCGACTTCGAGAATTGCGAGTTAGAGAACCTCGGTCTAACCGGCGGAGAAGCCAAGCCAGCGGCGAAGAAACCAGCGAAGAAAGCGAAAGCTAAGAAGGCGAGCAAATGAAGAAAGCGATCCCGATTCGACCGATCCCAACCGACGCCGCCGACGCTACCCGGTGGGAGCACTCCGCGCTTCGGCTTCGCATGCTCCTCGGAGTGTGGGAGAAAGACCTCGAGCGGAAGCTCGAGAAGTACCTCGACCCGCAACGCCGCGCGGCTTGGGGTGGCGTGGATCTTAGTTCGAACGTCTTTAAGTCGATTACCTCGCAGCTTGCATGCCTCTTCGACAAACAGCCGACAGTGTTCCACCCCTCCGGCGCGGCCGAGCTTATCGCCCCCGGTGGCGCCATCGACAAGGCGGGCTTGTGGCCTATGATGGCCAACTTCCAAGCGAAGGTGCTCGGGCTTCGGGAATACGCGATGCGGGTCAACTACGATCCTAAGTTCGGGCTCCGATATCGACCGGTGGCACCTTGCGACATGGTAGCGCATGCACTCCCGGAGAATCCTGACACGCCGACGAGGATCGAGGAGCTCCGACTCCGCGAGCATCCGAAGACCGGGCATCCGATGTGGACGTGGGATGTCCTCGACGTCTCCGATCCGAAGGCGCCGATCTACGAGATCCGCGAGGCAATGAACGACGGGATGGGCGGAGACCTTACGAAGCTCTTCGTAGGGCGCGAGCTCTCGGGCGACTTCTACCCGTACCGGAAAAACGACGAGGTGGGCACCCCGTGTCTCCCCTACGTGCTCTTCCACGCCGAATCGACCGGAAAGCTTTTCGATGCGTTCTCATGGCGCGAGGTGGTCGAGGGCTCTCTCTCGAGCGCTCTCCTTATGTCGTTCTTCACGCACTCGGCGCGGCAAGCCTCGTGGCCTCAGCGCTACGCCGTCGGGGTGCGCATCCCCGGCGCCGAGGTCTTGGATATGGAGGGGCAGGGTCGGCGAGCCCGTGTGCCGGTCGATCCGACCTCGCTCCTCCTCTTCGAGGCCGACACCGAGGGCCAGCCGATGGTCGGACAATTCCAACCGGCCGCCGATATCGATACGATGCTGACCTCGATCATTCAGTACGAGCACCGCGTCGCGTCGTGGTGCGGCATCTCGAGCGCTGCACTCCAGCGGGAGCAGGCCGGGACCGCTCGTAGCGGGTACGCTTTGAGCGTGACAAACGAGGGCAAGCGCGAAGCACAGCGCCGATACGAAAATCAAATGCGGCGAGGGATGCTCGAATTGATCTCGCTCTCCGCCGTGATGATCAACGGCGCCGAGGGGCTGACCTTGCCCGAAGACGGATACTCGATCCGCTTTGAGTCGGTGCCGAAGAGCCCTGACGAGCTCAAAGCCGACCGAGAGCACGCGCTCGCGCTCATCGACGCCGGTTTGATGGACAAGATCGCCGCGTATCAATCTCTTAACCCAGGAACGACACGAGACGCCGCCATTAGGGCACTCGAGGAGATCCGCACCGTGAACCTCAGATTCGGAACCGTTTAGGAGAAGACATGACCGAAGAAACCACCGCACCGCCAGAAACCACCGCAAACGGAACCACCGCACCGGCGACCGACAAGGCGCCGGCGTGGGTAGACGACCGGATCAAAAAGCTCTCGGCTCAACGCGGCGAGGCACTCGACCGGATCGCCTCGCTCGAGAAGGAGCTCGAATCTCTTCGACCCGTCGCCGACAGTGGGGCAGCTTGGAAGACGAAAGCCGAGGAGCTCGAGGCCGAGCTCGGATTCGCGACAAAGCAATTCAAGCGCGATCGAGCACTCCTCGAGGCGGGCGTGCGAGACGGTGAGATCCGCGAGCTCTTCGAGTGGCAATTCGAGAAGCTCGACAAAGAGGGCCGGCCGGAGTTCTCCGAGTGGCTCTCGAGCTTGACGGCCGAGAGTGCCCCGGCATCTCTCCGCGCTCATCTCCCCTCAGCGGCCGCACAAGCGGCGCCAGCGCCGACCCCTACCGCTACCCCCACCGCGCCACCAGCGGCCGACGCAGGGGCACGACACGCGCCTCCACCGCCGCGAGAGGTCACCGCCGACGACATCCGAGGAGCGACGGCGGAGAATTGGTCTCAGCTTCGCGAGCGACTCAAAGCGGAATACTCAAACCGCCGACGCTAAAAAGCCCCCCCGAAGGGGGGCGGAAGCTTTATGCATAAGTGTCGCTAAGGTGCTCGAGGTTCTCCGAGTGGCGCTCGATCAGAGCGCTCATTTCGTGATCCAACTCCGAAACAACGCTTCGGAAAGCGCTGCTTTTTTCGCGACCACATGAAGCGCCTTCGAGATCCGCAGCATGATCGGCAAGCTCCAAAGCTCGCATAAGTGCGGCTTTTGCTGCCTGAATTTTGCGGGTCGCCTGCTCGAGAGCTTTTTCGGCTGCCTTATCTGCGGCCGCGCGCTTAGCTTTTTCCTTGCGTTCGCATGCAGCCTCGTTCTTTTTCATTTCCCTAATCAGCCAATCTACAAAATCAATTTCTTCGGTGTGCGTTTGGTTCGACATGATGACTCCTTAGTTACTCCATTCTTATACTGTAGTCCAAAGGACTACACAAGGAAAAAAAGAAGAGAACCTAAAAAAACTTTGAATTGACACGACCGCAGCGCCTCCATACGATGATCGAGATCTCGCACGCGGCAAAGGGTAGCACCCGAAACAGCGAACGCCGCCGGCCGGGGCTGAACACGAAAACAACCTCGGCCGAGGGTAGCACCCGAAACAGCGAGAGCGGCCCCAAAAACTCTAACCTTTTTAGGTGCTTACAATGGCAATTCTTCATTCCAACCTGGAAACCGACCTTCGTCTCGCCGCTATCATCGAGCGCGAGATCCACGCACTTCTCACCGATCAAGCTTCGATGCGGACCTCTGGCGCTATCTCCTTTATGGGCGACGTCGCCGGCATGGGCTCCGACACGATGCGTGTGCGCTACGCAGGGCTCGACGGCTACGACAGCTTCGCAGCTACCGCCGCCGAGAATACCGACGTATCCGAGACCTCTCTCACCGACGCCTCCGCGGATATCGCAGTGGTTCGCGCGGCTCTCCGCTACGACATCGGCGACCTCGCAAACCTGACCGGCGTCCCCGGTGCCGACGTTGATCCCTTCCGTCTCGCACAATCGATGGTCGGATCCTTCGAGCAGTATTTTAACGCTCTCGTGGGCGATGCTATCGACAGTGCTACCGCCTCCGTCGGTGCGACGACCGTGAATCTCAGCGTCGACAATTGGTTTAGCGCCATGGCCGCCCTCGAGGTCGCAAGCGTCCCCGGTCCGTATTTCGCCATTCTCTACCCTCAGCAGCTCTCGGATCTGAAGCAGTCGCTGCGCTCGGAGAACAACGCTCTCCAAGAGATGACAGCCACCCAGGATCTCATGAAGATTTTCGGTCAGGGCTTTGTGGGCAACTTCCTCGGCGTGAACACCTACGTTAGCACCGACGTCAATACCGCAAACGCCGGTGCTGACTCCGTGGGCGGCATGTTCGGAGAGGGCGCGATCGGCTACGCCATCGGCACCCCTCGCCCCCTCGCCGGTGCAGGTGGAGAGGTGCGAGCCGCAGGAACGCCGGTTGTAGTCGAGTTCCAGCGCGACGCCTCCGCAGCATTGACCGAGATCGTCGGGCATGCTTATTGCGGTGTCTCACTCCTCGAGGACTCTCGATGCGTGCAGATCATCACTGACCGCTAAACTCCTTTCGGGGAGCCCGAGCGGGGGGCGAGTAGTTCTCCGCTCGGCTCCCCTCGGGCCTCCTCCTTCCACCCCCTCGCCATCGGAGAACACAAATGGCTTTTGACTTTCAACCTCAAACGAAGATCACCGCGAACGAATTCGGCGCGGTGCCAGCGAGCTCAACGGAGCAGAACAGAGCAGCGATTCTCAACCTTCGCCCGACCTCGCGCTTCTACTACATCCATCACCCCGACGCTTGGCACTGCGTCGAGACCGAGCAGGGCTTCGAGTGGTTGCCCCGGCTTAAGTGTTTCCGCTTGACCCCAGGGGTAAACGGCGTTCGACAAACGCGCGGCAAGAATCCAAAGCCTGACGATCGACAAGCTCGAGTGACCCTCGCCGATCGCGGCTTTACGATCATCCCCTACGACGTCATCGAGGGCGGCTATTGCTGGAAGTACCAGGGCCGCCGCGGAGCGGTGTATCTCGAGCGCTGGGCAGTCCCTAAGCAGGTAGGAAACCGGACTATTATCAAGAGCGACACCGAGGGCTTCCACAAGTTCGGGCGCTACCTGATCGACGCCGGCCACATCTCGAAACCGGATCCTGACGTGCTCCAGATGCTTATGGATCTGCAAGAGCAGAGCCTCGAGCGCGACGCAGCTAACACGCACATCCCCGCGGTAGCAGCTCGACACGCCGAGAACACCCGACACCTCGACGGCATGCGCCAAGCCTTCGACGAGCTCTTCGCCCCGAAGAAGAAGCCAGCGAAGAAGAGCACGAAGGCGGACAAATGAGCGAGAGCACCGACAAGCGGGCCGCCGTCGAGCGGATGGCCAAGCGACTCTATACCGGCGCGAAGCAAGGCGGCGGAAGCTTGACCTATGAGCAAGCGAAGAAGATTAGCGGCGACGCCGTGAAACGAAACGACAGGGATGGCAAATGAGCACCTCCGAAACGCTATACACCGCGCGACTCTCGAGCGACTACCTCGAGCGGGGCAGATCTCAGAAGATCAAATGCCCGGTGTATCGCGACGGAGCTCTCGCCGTTCCTACCTCGGGGACCGTCTCGGTCTACAATGCCGCAGGGGCGGCCGTGGTTGACGCTCAGGCGGTGACTGTGGCCTCCTCGGTGGCAGAGTATACCGTGAGCGCCGGGAGCACCTCAGCGGAGAGCCTCGGCCTTGGATGGCGCATCGAGTGGACTCTCGCGCTTCCCGATAGCGTGT